CATAAGAGAACGTATAGCATTGTTTACGTTAGCTGGTGAACATCCTTCAGCAATATTGATATTAGTAATATCGGTATTATCTGCTGCGGTTGCACTAAATTCTGAAATTTTGGTTTTTGCCATTTTTTATCCTTGTCTGAGCCATATATCGTTGCTTGGTGTTACTTCTGTCCATAATTCTGATCCTGCTGTTACTTCTGTCCATGTATCTGTAGATGGTGATATTGCTGACCATACGTCTGTAGATGGTGTTGTATCTGTCCATGTTTCTGTGCCTGGTATAACTGGTGTCCAACCTTCGCCTTGTATAACACCTTTTGCTGTAACTGTGCCTACGCCTTCTACATAAGCATATCCTGCCAATATAGCGTTAGGACTTGCTGTAACAAAGGCAAATGCATCTATATCTGCAACACCTGATACTACATAACCACCTAATGCTGTGACTGTGGCAATTCCTGTGATAGATGCACTATCAAATGTAATTCTATTAGCGTCAGCAGTAACTGTGCTTGTAGCTGTAATACTTGCAGAGTCTGTTCTAGTTCTTTGTGCAGATGCTGTAACTGTAGCATTAGCTGTAATAACACCGTTAGCAGAGAATATGCTATTAGCGTTTGCTGTAACAGTAGCATTACCTGTAATAGAACCAATACCAAACTGTACTCTATTACCATTAGCAGTAACTGTAGCATTTGCTGTAATAGCACCACTACCGAATAATGTCGTATTGGCACTAGCACTTACTGTAGCAGTACAGGTTACATCTGCTATACCATAGATAAATGAGAAACCATCTACAGTTAGTATTGCAGAGCATGAGATACTTGCAACACCTGTACGTTCTCTAGTAGCACTTGCTGATACTGTTCCTGTGCAGTTTACGACTGCATTACCAAATAGTAGCCTATTTCCACTAGCTGTTACAGTAGCATTGCCTGTAATAGCAGCACTAAATGGTAGGATTCTGTAACCTAGTGCAGTAACTGTAGCTGTTGCATTTACACTAGCTGAAGCTAGTAGTGTTTGTCCTCCTGCTAAAGAGCTAAATGGGCTTTGCGAAAAAGCACTTATGCCAAACATTTAGTTCTCCTTATACTGTTACTTCTTCCCAATTAGTAATAGATTCATTCCATTTATAAACTTTACTATCTGTAGGATATGCTACAGGTGCTTCCCATAACCATGTTGTATTGTTAAGTTTCCATGATGGATATGGTTGTGGTGCGTAGAATACGTCATTAGTAGAATCATAAGTATAACCAATACCAGCATAGTTACCTCTTAAAGGTCTGCCTTCTGGATGTTGATTACCATGTGTGTTGTAAGATGTTTGTAACCAAGTTCCTGGACTTGAATCTACAAATGTATCAAAGAATTCTTTTTCTGCAACGATAACTTGTGTAACTTTACCGTCAACTACTTTTGCAAAATGTGACATATTTTTTCCTTATGCAGTATATGAGCCAGAGGCTGTAAATTTAATAATTGTATTAGAACCAGATGTTGTGACTGTAGGGATTCCTGTTGTTGTGCCTGTGTAGTAAAATGTAGGAACTGAAATAATAACTACGCCTGAACCACCATTACCTCCAGTAGCTCCCATACTACCACCACCACCACCGCCTGTATTAGCAGTTCCTGCAGTTCCAGCAGCATTATTACCACCAGCACCTCCCCCACCATTACCTCCTGCACCACCAGTATTAAGATATGCTGAACCACCACCGCCACCAGCATAAAATGTTGCTGAACCAGTAATAGAGTTAGATACCCCTACACCTCCAGCACCTCCAGGACCTGCGTCTGTACCACTACCACTAGCTGAACCATTGCCACCAACAGCTCCAGCACCACCACCCCCTGAAGCAGATGCAAAAGTACTTCCTGGCGTATTTCCTCCAGCAAAACCTTGACCTGATGTACCAGCTCCACCTCCAGCATTATTACCATCACGCCCACAACCACCACCTGAGCCTCCTGCTGCACCACTAGAATTTAAATCACCACCTCCGCCACCACCTGTAGAAGTTAAACTAAATCCTGTAGAATTTGAGCCATTAGTTCCTCTTGTTGAATCTGAATTAGTACCTGCACCACCAGCACCAACAGTAAATGAATATGTTGTTCCACTAGTTAATGTTGTAGTTCCAGATAATAATCCACCAGCACCTCCACCACCGCCACCACCAGCACCACCTGCTGCACCGCCTGCACCAGCAACTATTAAGTAAGAAGCAGTATAAATTGGCGATGTTCCAGCGTTTGACCATATATTATAGGTAGCATTATAAACTTCTAATTGAGCTGTGGTTGTATTGTAGCCTATTGTTCCTGTAGGAGGTGTTGTAGGTCTTGTAGAAGTAGTCCATACACCATTAGTAGATGTCCAACCAGAACCATTATAAACTTCAAAAGCAGATAAAGTAGTATTATATCCTACTTGCCCTGTACTAGGAGCAGAAGGTCTTCCTGCAGTTGTCCATGTAGCATTAGTTATGCCATTTGTACCAGAAATATTTACAGGCATTATACTGTTCCTTTATATATTTTCATCATGCTGTGTAGCTTCCTGAACTATTAAATTGCATAATTGTATTAGAACCTGAAGTAGTAACTGTTGGGCTTCCAGTTGTAGTGCCTGTATAGTTAGCTGTAGGTACTGAAAGAATTACTACACCAGAACCCCCATTACCATTGTCACCACAACCACCTCCTCCTGTGTTGGCTGTTCCACTTGGTGTGCCACTTGCTGAACCACCACCGCCAGTTCCACCAGTTCCTTGTGTAGAATTTCCTTTACCACCACCGCCACCTGCGTAAGTTACAGATGAACCAGTTATAGATGAAGCAGTCCCATTACCACCATTACCACCAGCATTAGTCCCAGCATTGCCACCTGCTGCACCAGCACCGCCTCCGCCACCTGATGCTCCACTAGCTGTTGCACCACCTGCATTACCTTGTCCAGATGTACCTGCACCTCCAGTGCCACCAACATTTCCACCACCTGCACCACCTCCAGAACCACCAGCAGCTCCATTTTGAAAAGAGACTGAAGAGCCACCACCACCTCCACCACCAATTGCAGTGGCAATAGAACCAAAAACAGAATTTGAACCACTAGACCCTGTACCTGTGCTTGGAGCAAAAGCACCACCAGCACCAACTGTAACTGAATATGTAGTACCAGATGTTAAGCTAGTTGTGCTTGTTAAATATCCACCAGCTCCACCACCACCACCATAATAATTTCCGCCACCACCGCCACCAGCAACTACCAAATAAGAAACTGTATAAATATTTCCTGCTGTACCTGCATTTACCCATCCACCTACAGTATTATATGCTTCTAGCTGACCTGTAGTTGTGTTATATCTTGTCATTCCATTTACAGGACTCGTTGGTCTTTGTGCTGTAGTTCCTGTAGGTATATATGCTCCACCTGTAGATGAATCAGCTAATACAGTAGTACCACTTGTAGCAGGTAAGGTAATCGTAGTTGTGCCTGATACTGCTGGAGACTCTAATGTAATTGATCCTGAAGTAGAACCGTTGAGGATTAGTTTAGCCATTAAATCATTCCTAATTTATTAGATTCTTGTTGTGCATTATATGCTGCAATCACTTCAGATGTATGTGCTACTCTGCATATATCTTGCACTTGTTGTTCTTGGTCTGAATAGTCTTGACTTGGAGCTATGCACCATCTATGGTAAGTTCTTGAAACTTCATTGCCATTGTCAGTAATAATAGTAGCTTGACGAACTTGCACAGTTCCATTTTCTACAACTTCAATTCTGTCTATTTTTGTTTGTTTATCTAATGACATTTTGTTTGCCCTGTTAAAATCTAATTAAACTAATATAATTTAGTTATACTACATAAAATCCTGAAAAAATAATTCTATTATTTATATTAACATTAGCTGCATTTCCAGCTCTTGCTACTCCAGCATTTGTATATATACTTATAGTTAATGCTCCTCCATCTATAATTAATATATCGCCTGCATTTGTATCAAAACTTCCTTGATATGCTATACAACAAGAACCAAAAGGAGCAGCTGCAGGTAAAAATGGCAAACCTCCAAAAGTAATTCCAGCTGCTGATGCAGTTGCTCCATTTGGGTCTATGTCTATTTCAATAAATACTATTCTTCCAATTTTTGTATATCTACCAGATTGGTTTGTATAACTTGTTGGTCCGCTAGAAAATCCACTTGCAAGAGTTGGAGTAAAAGTACCCTCTTCATAATCATCTAGCGTATTAGCATTTGCACTAGCACTTTGTGTAGCTGGGAATACAATTTGACCACCAGTAAGGTTAATAGTAGGTATTGTAGCTTGAGCTGCAAACGTAGCATTCTGTGCTGTATCTATAGTTAAAGCTGTAGTACCATTATTAGTTTGTAATACTAATGAACCACTATTATCAGGTTGTATTACTACACCATTAGTGGTAGTTGCATTTATAATTGTACTCATACTATCACCCATCTTGATGTTGAAGGCACAGTAACTGTTGCACCACCAGATATAGTAACATCTCCAGCTTCTACAGAGTTATATCCTGTAGGGAAAGTGTAAGATGTACCTATAGTTCCGTTATTAACATTAAGTCCGTTACTAGCTGCAAACTGTGGAGCATAAGCATCACCATTAGCATCTTGGTATGTAGCTTTTTCAGCAGGATAAGTGACAAATACATTCTTTGTACCTGCACTAAAGTTTACTAGAGAACCACTATTACTAGACTCTAATACAGTATCACGAGATAAAGTAGTGCCTGAAGATGTATAAGTACCTAGACCTACTTCCCATTCTGATCCACCTACAATAGCATAGTAAGTAGTATTACCGTTACCGATAACAGAGAATGATTGAAAGCCAGTAACTGCACCACCAAGCGTAAACGTACCTGTGCCTGTGGTAGTAGAACTTTCTTGTACTCTATCCTTGACGACTAACGCCATGAATTATCCTTAAGCTAAAGTAACTGAAAGATTACCAGATGAAATCTTAAAGATGTCACCAGTATCAATTGTTTTAGATGTATCTAAAGGTGTATGGTAAAGTAAGTTAGGTCCTGAAGTAGAATCATTAATACCAATCCAACCTACTGTTCCCCATGAACCAGTTGCTGTTGGGAATGTAACGTCAGCAGAGTTTGTTGTTACACCATTAACTGGTGATCCAAATGTAACTGCTGTTCTAGCATAAGAACCACCTGATACTTCTGTACCACTACCTGCGTCTGTAGGGTCTGAAGTCCATAGTGATACATAAACTGTTGCTGGTGATGTATATGTTGTTGCTCTTAGAGTTGCATTAATAAGTGCATTCTCTAAAAAGTTACTCATTTCTGCCATGATGTTTTTCCTTTATAAATTATCGTGGTGTTACACTTAATGTTGTGTATGAATAGGTTTGTCCAAGATCGCTTTTCTTGATGTTTGCAATTGCTCTATCATACAATGCTGACCATGTTGCAATTCTTGGATCATTGTATAAATATGGTTCTGCTTCTGCTAGAGTTGCGTAAAGTAAAGCGTCTGGGTAGTATGCTAAGAACAAGTTACTAGCTGTTGTGCTAGAAATAAATGTAGGTTGAGCATAGTATAAAATTTGAACTGTATATGATGTATCTTGGCTAGGTGCAAATTGGAACTCTGTACCTAACATAGTAAAGTAGTGTGAACGACCTGATAATGTTGTTTGACCATTACGGAAGAATAGATCAGGTGTTTGGAACTCTAATAGAATTGGAGGATTGCCTTGCAAGTGCATCTCTCTTAACTCTAAGAAATCAGATGGGAACGCTACTTTGTTATCACTTGGGCTAGTCGTTGCAACCTTTAACATTCTTTCTGTTCTTAAATCACGACTCATTCTTAACTGTGCCATCTGAACGAAGTCAGGTATAACACTTGTCAAGTCATTACGAGCTAAGT